TCTCCATAAAGTTTCATTTATTGTTTCCCTTTATGTGTTTGCTTTTCCCGATAGCTTTCATTATTTTTTTTATATTTTCATTTACAACTTTCTCATCAACCACCACCTTTGGTTTTTTTTCTAATCTTTTGTAGTCTTCAATCTCTTTTAAGTCGGCTACCTTTCTAGCTTTCTTATCAGATAATATCTTACACGCTTGTACCACCTCTCTCAAATCAGGACACCATTCCTTTCCCTCCATTAGAGGACTATCAGGCGAGAACAATTCGCCCATGATATCTTTGACATAAGGTATGCCGTTCAATGTCTTCTTCCATATCTTAGCCGTCATAGTAATTTTACCCTTGCTGTCAACGGCACTGCCGTATGACGACTTAAACTTATGACCGAACATCGAGTGCATCATTACAAAAAAGTTGCCTATATCTCTGTCGCTTAACATCCTTTAACCCCTCCTCTTAATTGTAATTGAAGACGGGGTGCATCCGTCTAAAGATTTGCCCGTTAGTTTTCTGTCCTCATGGCAGTCGCATACATGGTCAGGGGTGTGTAAGTTTGCATAACAAATCGTTCTATCGTCCCCGTACTTATCTCTTGGGTAACATACAAAGTCTGTCATTGGATTATATTCCCTTACGAGAGAAATATATGTCTCTTGTGGATGAGGAAGTTTAATTAAGTTCGTTGTGTCTTTCATCTGCTTAGGTTCTCCTGAACTTAGATACTTTAAGACTCGCTGATTTATTTCTAATCATTGAATCTCTTTTAGGTATCTTGTTATAAATTTTTTGTTGTTTGCTTTTACTACACTCAACTATTTTTGTTGTGTATTTTTTCGTCATATTAATTTGCTCTGTTTGGAATCTATTACCTCTTTAATTGTTGTGTTCCATTGTGTGTTGTTAATAGATTTTACTTCCATTTTAATTTCTTTATCAGTCATGCCAATATCATATTTCGGTAGCCAACATTTTTTTGATTCAACTTCTTCAACAAGTTTCTTTATAGATGCTTGATGAATTAAAGCCTCGTCATCTTCACATTCAACCACCACATCTTTTGATACTGTTATTACATATCTAGTCATCATTACCTCCCAGTAATTTAATTTTCTGTGCCTCTATATCAGCGACACCACTCTTATCTTTTCTATTCTTATCTATTCTATTCTTATCTATTCTAGGGCGTACATTCTGCGTAGTCTCTTCGTAGTTACTACGCACTGCTCTAGTGTAATTGTCCTGTATTTCCTTGAGTTTTGGGACAGTGATTTCAATACTTTTCCCAAAGTCTTTGCTCACTACCAGTCCACTTTGCTCAAAGTTTCGCAATAGTTTCCCCAAAGTTCTGGCGTTAATGCCACCCAACATTGCTTTCAGGTAAGTTTTTTGAAAAACAACAGTGGGTTTATCAACATCCTCTACACGCATGGCAACCATTTCTACTATGCAGAAATAGAAACCATAGCCTTGTAGGAAGTTGTCATCGGATGCCATTCTCAATCGAGATGACTGATGACTGTCGCTTTTATGTTTGAACCATTTCATTTATCTTTCCTCATCTTGCTCCCCAGTAGTATAACATCAGTTAATATGTTTTACCTAATTATTTATATACCTTAATGGTATGCTTTGTTTATCTTCTGCTCCACATCACAAACCTTTTTTGTCAGTTCAATCAGAGCATCAGCAAACTGTGTTGCCTTAACTTCAAACTCAGGGCGACCCTTATAAAAACCTAAGATTATTTTTATTATATTTTTGTATGCCTCTAGTTCCGTAGCCATTCTTTCTGACAAGCTCACATTCCTTGAGACATATACCCCTAACTTGTGCCTAGTTTTAGCACCTATATCTAAATCAGTTAACAGTATGTATTCCATTAACCGATGTTTAAGTAAGCCAAACAGCACCTTGCTTTCT